GCATTGGCATGCCACGGCCAATTAGCGGTACTTGTTCCTCTTTCGAGCGGCATCTTGAAGCGATGAAGTAAGGAGCCACCTATCAAGCGCACAAGCCGTTTGCTGCACCCATGACACAACGTCACAATTGGCGGGGCTACTTCGTTTGATCTATGCTCTGATCTATTTGGTTTGCCCCTGTAATCTTCGCCTCAAACCCGGTGAGTCTCCCGGCCACAAACCCACTGTTCTGGCATTTGCTCCTGACCGCTGCGGCTCGCTCTCGTCGGTCAGGTGTTTTGTTGCGTTGAGAGAATATTAACGAAACGCAAAAGTGGTGTCAATAGCAAATCGTTATTATTTTGAATAATATTTTTCTTTGCCTGATTTCGAGATGCTAACTACGCTGGATTTTTTTGATTTGCGTTAAATATTTAACGGCGCATGTTTCTTTTTTGACTTTTACTGAGGGCTCGAAAAACGAACAATCAACAACAAAGGAGAACCAACAATGAAGCCGGGGGGAAAGCCTTATGGGGCAAGCGCATCAAGTGATCTGGTTGAGTTTTTATCTCTTGCCAAGCGTGAATCCGGCGCTGCTGAAGCCATGCAGAATTGTCTCCAGAACGGCCTCCCCATAATAGTCGTCGACGATGATTGTATTTCCGCAGGAGGGGCAATTGATTGTCTTGTTTGCTTCCAGCTGAATGAAACTCTCATGGAATACCTTCTGGCATTCCAAACACTTTAGAGCAAACATCGGAACAGAGAGCGCTCGCAACGGAGTGCTGCTGACCGCAGAATGATCGTGATCTAGCCATCCTCTAGGCTTTTGATAAGCATCTTCAAAACGCCAAGCTGTTTCCTTTCGCATTCCTCGACGCTTTCCGGTCTTTGCTTCTCGTGCTCCATCGCGAGTATTCAAATATTGCGCGTAACTCATTCCGACGCGAGCCGCTGCGGCTGTCGGGCTGCCAGATTCCGCTTCGAGGGCGCGGATATTTATACGCCTGATTTCGTCAACATCCATTAGCCGATTAAATATCAATTTTCCTATCAAGAAAATTCCCAATTCGTTATTGACAAAGTATTAGCGCATCGTTAATATTACGAATATGAATCTTTTCGACTACACGGCAAAACGCCGCAATCAAACACTGTTGGCTAAAGCAATAGGCGTAAAACCTGTCTCAATTAGCCAGTGGGCAAGCGGGGTTCGCAAGGTTCCTGCGAATCATTGCCCAGCGATAGAACGCGCAACAAACGGCGCTGTGCGCTGCGAAGATTTGCGGCCTGATGTTGATTGGGCTTATCTCCGCGAATCGCCTCGTCAAGCTGCCTGATATGGAATACGAGCAAGCCACAGACGGAGAAGTTGCATTCGACGTTTTCCGGCCAGCCATTTCGGCGCAGTTTGAATCCCTTATAAATAGAAACACGGGCATCAGAGCATGAGCCTTGAACTGGTTGAGTTGCCGCGAATTCGCGTTTCAACGGAAGTACACGCCCTGCTGTCTGCTGAAGCAGAAATACGTGGCGAAGACATTAACGCAGTAGTGCGCGAGTGGCTGCACGAAAGAGGTTCGAAAGAAATCCATAAGATCAGGATAGCAAACCGCCACCTGAATGCACGTGGACTGCCGTGTATCGACGTGTGGTTCAAATGATCATAACCAGAAACCACACCGGCCACCGTGTTGGTGAGTGTCATCAAAACGCAAAGCTTACTGACTCACAAGTCAGGGATATGCGGTATCGACACGAGAAGCTAGGGGTGTCACGAGTGCAGCTAATGGAGATTTACAAGACATCGTACTGGACTGTCCGAGATATCTTGACGTATGCGACGAGATGGGGCGCGTGATGGAAATTGTGAAAATCGCAATAAGCTTGTTGATATTTACGCTTCCAGTTATCGGAGTTTATAGCGTGATTAAAAAGACAACTACAAAGCTTCCTCTGGCGTTCATCATATGGGCGTATACCAGTATCGCCGCAGTAGTTTTTGGCTGTTTGATGGCTATATGGTCGTGACACATTTCGATAATCCTCGACGGCTTTCGCGTCGTCGTGATCCCTCAACAAGCCACGAAGCTGCATGGCGCGTGCGTGAGTTTGCTGGCAGCCAACAATCAAAAATTCTTTCGTTGCTGAAACTGGTCGGCCCGCTCGACCCGGAACAGATTGCTGCCTATCTTCGAATGGAGGCGTATGCCGTCAGAAAGAGGCTGCCAGAGCTTGAGGATCAAGGGGTGGCGCAACCCATAGGCCGTACATCATTGACCGCAAGCGGTCGTCATCAACGGATTTGGGGTGCGGTATGACTGCTGTCAAAGTGGCTGTTCGTCTAAAAGACGGGACAAGAAGACTGTATCTCTCTGAGCTTTCCGATTACAGCTCAGTCAAAAAAGCGGTGATTGCAGAACTTAATCAGAACGCCACCGTGCTGGTGGAAGTTCCTAAATCAAGGGTTGAAGAGAAAGAGGCCGCATGAGCCAATATTTCCACCCCCGCGCAGAACAGCACTACAGAGATGCAAAACCAGCGGCGGCGGCAGTGCCTAGTTTTCGCTGTAAGAAATGTCGCCAGGTAAAAACACAATTTGCAGGACGGAAACGGTTGCATATGTCGCAGAAAACATTTGACATATTGGGATAGGAGAGAATTATGGACGACCTTAAAAGGCTGGCTTTGGATATCTCGAACAGGTTCCCATTTAAGGAATTTCAGGTAGCAGCTCATGCTGCAAATGGGAAAGACGAAAAAGCGTCGTTGTCTTCGTGCGCTAACCACCTGGATCGAGAGTTTATGCAGTTGCTAGACGAAGGAAAGCATCTGGACGCGTTAGTTATGTAGTTTTGGCACGATGATGATGTCTGATGGGAGCTCGCCGACTGGCGATCTCCTTTTTTGGGAGAGAGGGAATGGCGCATCCGTTGGTAATTCTTTATGGAGTTGATGCACGTTCGCAGTGTGCGAATGGTTTTTGTACAAGAAGAAACTTATTAATTTGGGAACACGGATGGCGCTGCGCTGAGTGTGTCGGTGAGGAAACTAACACATGAAGGTACTTGTTGCATGCGAATTTAGCGGAATTGTGCGTGACGCGTTCATTCGTCAAGGGCATGAAGCTATGAGTTGCGACCTTATTCCAACGGAATCGCCAGGTCCTCACTACCAAGGAAACGTTTTGGATGTGTTGAACGATGGATGGGATTTGATGATTGGGCATCCTCCGTGCAACTACATCAGCTATGCAGGGACGCATTGTTGGAATGCGCCGGGGCGTGTGTTTAAGCGGTTAGAGGCCCTTACGTTTTTTGCCCAACTATGGGAATCACCAATAGAACGTATCTGTTTGGAGAATCCAAAAAGCTGCGCTAGTCCTGTGATTGCTAAGTATTCACAAGAAATCCAACCATATTACTTTGGAGACAATCAACGGAAAACAACTTGGTTGTGGTTGAAAAATCTACCGCATCTTGTGTGGCATGAGAAAAACAACTTGTTTGGTGTTTCTACTGCCATATCACCGCCAAAGCCATTATCTATAGATTCAACAACAGGTAAAGCCAGACATTTCACAGATAGCAAGTTACGGAAAGCAAAAGACAGGGCCAAGTTTTGGCCGGGAATAGCTGAAGCGATGGCCACACAATGGGGCGTTGCGTAATGGGCGCAATGTCTCGCAGAAAAGGGGCCGCAGGGCAAGGTGAATTTGCCGCCATGTTGCGTGATCGGGATTGGGTTGTTGACCAGTTGACGGCTGGTTTATCAACAGGGGATTTCATCGCCACTGATCCGCAACGCGTGACGTGGATTGTTGAGGTAAAAAAATGCGCTTCTATTAGTCCCGCGCACAAGAAACAAGCCATTGAACAAGGAAAGAAGCGTCGGCTGCGCTGGATGCTGGCAAACCATATTCAAGGATCGTCCAGTTGGCTGGTGCGCAGGCAAAACAAACTACCAGAAGTGTGGCATCAGAAGGAATCGTCGTAATGGCACGAGCTAGAAATATTAAACCTTCGATCATGGATAACGAAGACCTAGCCGAGCTTGATCCGCTGGTTCGACTACTGTTCATTTATCTATGGATGCTGGCTGACAGAGAAGGAAGATTGGAAGACAGGCCGAAGCGAATAGCAGCTCAAGCGCTTGCGTATGACCGATCTGCGAATGTTAACGAGATGCTTTCTTGCCTAGAAAAATCAGGATTCATCAGTCGATACGTTTCAGAAGGAATGGCATGTATTCAGATTCTAGGGTTCGCGAAACATCAGAATCCGCACGTCCGAGAGGCAGCGTCGACAATTCCAGAAATGCCAATCCTAGGCGATGATCAGCACCAACCTAGGAAGGTGCAAGAACTGGCCCTAGGCACGGACGAGCACCTGCCAAGATCGCCTGATTCTCTGATTCCTGATTCTCTGATTCCTGATTCTCTGATTCCTGATTCTCTGATTCCTGATTCTCTGATTCCTGATTCCACGGAAAAACAAAAAACAGTACGCGCTACGCGCTTCGATGCGCAAGCGCATCTTGTCGAAATTGGAATTCCGCAGGATTTGGCTAGCGATTGGATCAAACTCAGAAAAACAAAAAAAGCCGAAGCCACAAAAACAGCGATCAACGGAATTTCAGAAGAGGCAAAGAAAGCTGGAATCTCGTTGGAAGACGCTTTGAAAGAATGCTGTTCTCGTGGCTGGGCAGGATTCAAAGCCGACTGGATCAACAACACCGGCCCGCCTAATTTGCATCGCTTAAAGCCAACAATTGAGGATCGAAATAAGGCAGTTGCGGCGCAATGGAAGCCGCCAGAGATGAGGAACATAGCGTGACATCAGACGATTTTGAGAAATTCCGAGAGGGAGTCCAGGGCGTTTATTCGTTTTACGCTAAAGACGTTACGGATTTTGTTCTTGATGTTTGGTGGAATGCGCTAAAGCCATACGATTTGGGCGCTGTAGTCGAGGCATTCAATCGGCATTTGATGAATCCAGACACCGGGCAATGGCTTCCGAAGCCAGCAGACATCGTGAAAATGTTTGGCGGCAGGACGCAGGATAGGGCGCTTGTTGCGTGGTCGAAAGTTGACCGGGCCGTCCGTCATGTTGGGCCTTACGAAAGCGTTGTTTTTGACGATCCGTTGATTCACCGAGTAATTCAGGAAATGGCAGGATGGATCGGCCTTGGACAAAAAACAGATGACGATTGGCCTTTTGTCGCCAAGGAATTTGAGAGCCGGTATCGTGGATACGCGATGCGAGGCGATACGCCAGATTATGCACCTGTATTGATCGGAATAAGTGAGGCTTACAACACTCAAAAAGGATTGTCTAACGAAAAGCCGGTTTTGATCGGAAACAAAGATTCGGCTATTTCGGTCATGAATAAAGGCTCATTGGTTCAGGCGATTGGAATAAACAGGGCTGAGTCTTCGTTGCGGCTAATCAACAAATCAATGGATGAGGCAGCATGACGTATAAATTACAAGCGTGGCCGGTGTCGCGTGCAGGTACGTGGCTTGGCGTTTCAATCTGTCTGGAAATGCGCAAGCGACTGAAGTGTGGTGTCGAAACATCTTTGCCAAAAGCGATCAAGGACGATGCATTTACCCAGCGCGGATATTGCCTTGATGCGCCTTACGAATTCCCAGCAGGAGCATGTGAAAGCGTCATGATTGATGAATTTGACGGGCTGGGATCAGATGAAAAGTTCGGAGCGTGGCAGTCTGTCACGTATCGGGATCAGGAATATTTGTTTGTGAATTGTTTGACATAATCGGTAGGAATTGAACATGCATTTCACTGATGTTAAAACACACAAGGCCAGAAAAGATCATCGCTGCGAATGGTGTTCGCAGTGCATTGACAAAGGCGAGGAATACAAGCGGTATAGGTACTATGACGAAGCCGAAGCGGCCACGGTAAAGCTTCATCCTGAGTGCATGGACGCGTTGCAAGCGGAGGCTGACTATTCTGTAGGCACATTTGAATGGACTCCTGGACAGGAGCGGCCAGAAAGAGCACTGCACTGGCAGACTGCAATGGAACACGGCGATAGCAATAAGGCTGATGGAACACTCAACGCGGGGCACCGTGATTAACCTGAGCTATTGGGTGCTGAATGTCTGCTTAGCTTGATCGGTTGGCGGTAGTGGAGAGTGGAATAAGCATAGCAGTTGGCGTACCTACTGCACTAGCTCCATACACTGCCGAAGGCTTGGGGGCGCCCGAGCGGAACCAACTCCGCATTATCGTAAGCGGAATGAATAACAGCAGGGGGCCGGCCAGCAGCATTGGCACCCCACATATGGGCAACTGCGGGCAATGCCAGTGGAGCGCCGGCCGAGCGTGAAGCGAAACCCGCCGGATAGACAAGGAGACCGAAATGCATTTGAGCAGTCTTGAGCGGTACGAGATACAGGCGGAAGCCTTCCGTCGCATGACCGGCCACCTGGCGCCGGGCAAGGACGCGGCGGCTGGAAGCTACGACGAAGCGGCGAACCGCACAGAGATTTACGCCCGATGGGCCGAGATTCACGGCGAGTGCGTGTATGCGGTGCTGGACGCCGTGGATTGCGTACTGCGCACCAGCGAGGATGACGAAGAATGAACATCGTTGAAAAACTGCGCTTGATGCAAACGGACCACACCCCGGAACTCGGCGAGGCCATAGCCGAAATTGAGCACCTTCGCTGTGAAGCACACGCATGGAGCAAGGCATGCGAAGACGCGACCACGAAGCTGTACAAACTAAGCACCCACCACCCGCGCCTGGAGGTGCGCTACTGGACTGGTGAATACTGGGAGCCGTTGTACGGTGGGCGGTTCCATGAGGTGCTGAATACGCTGGATTTGACGCCGAACCCCAACATAACCAGCAGTGAAACTGTCAAGTTCATGGATTAGTTGGACTATAACAACGGAGTGAATAGTGAAACCTTTAGGCAGTGGTGAATACAAGGCATTTGTTTCTGCGGTTCGAGGCGATCCTCACGAACGCAGGCTATTTGAAAGCGCAGACAGGAAGCTTCGAGCCGGAACAAGCGTGCGTCCCAATGGATGCTTTCTCGACAGAGACATACCTCGAACGATGAAAGAATGGAGAATAGATCAGCAATGGTCGCTTGCTTTTGTTGATCGCTACCAAACAGCTTGCGATGCGGCTTGGCGTAAATTTTGGCGCGTGATGACTACTAACGTTTGACATGACCAAAGACGAAAAACTGACTGCCGACGAAATCTACAACGAACGCGCTGGCATTTGCGAGTATTCCGGATTGCTAACGCGGGAAGAAGCAGAAGCGCGGGGAATTCTTGAGTCGAAAGCGTGGATTTATGCGTGCCTGTTGAAAACGATCCACGAGATGACAGAATCGAAACGGATTGAATATTACAGGCACGTAACGGCCAATCGTGGCGAAGAAGTGGCAAGAAAGATCAAGCATGATGTTGGGATGTACTGGATAGCAACTAAAGCCAAGCCCCGGAAGGCGGCATAAAGAAAGGAATCAATGTATGAAGACTAACCTGATTGGAATGATTTTGAATAACTGCGGAAGACGAGTTTTTGAGGGCGCGATCATCGACGCTAACGGTGATCCGATGTCTGCGGCAGTATCACTGCACAATATGATTATGGAGTACGCCAAGGTTTTCAACGGCGGAACTTCTGATGTTGTGGTGCTCTCGCGCGAAGTGATGACATCTATGCAGGAACCCAAGAGATTGCGGGACGTGACAGAAGCGGATTTTGTGGAGGCGCTGCTTTGACGCCCAACCGTCTAAGGGGACAGGCTACGCGTTGTCACGAAAGCCGAAGAAGTAGAAGAAAATTGAGCAACTTTGAACCACAAACTAAGGCCGATAGCGCGGAGTCCTTGTCGACCGCAAGGTTGGGATTCATGAGGTCGCGGGAGTTTGTTTGTTTTGTTACGGATAATTTCGGGGATAGTCTTTTCATAGCTTCACCCGGCAGAGTTCCGTGCACTCACCACGACCTTCGGCAGTATTCGCCCGGTGATGCGCTGATGATTGGTCGATCTGTTGCAGGTTTATTTGTTTGTCTTTGTTGCGGCAACGAGTACGCGACGCCAGTGAGCGACGACAAGTGTTTGGAGAAGTTAGAGTTCGTAACTTCCGGGTTTGGCTCGAAGGAACGAGCAGATAAAAGCCGTAGTGGCCTTTACACATGGCTGTCGACTGATGAGATGAGGCCCAACGGTTGAAATAACAGGCTGGCGCGGCCTTATGCGCCAGTCCTTGTTGATTAGTTGGGCGGCCTTAAAAAGGTATTGACTTTTATTCGGTAATGGTATATACTGTAATTAAGGTGAGGGATTGGCCCAAGCTGGTTACAGGAGAGTGAGATGAAAAAAACACCGAAAAAATATGACACCGTTTGCATGAACGGGAATTCCGATGCGACAGTGTTCCGGGTTGTGGATGTGGATGGCAGAAGAATCGGCCTTATTGACGCGACTATTGAAGATAAGCGCCCAAACCAGACCGTGCAGTGGGTGGACCGCAGTTTGATGGAGCCTGCGACGGTCGGGCAACTGAAAAACGCGAGGCTTGTGTGATGGCGGCGGGAGCGCCTCACAAGCCTCGCGCGCTGGTCAAGGTGCCGGTGGGGCTGAAGCTGCCCCGCTGGCTCTTGGACTGGATGCGGAAGCAGGATCAGAGTATGGCTGTGCTGATCGAGGACGCACTGTGCAAGCGGCACAAACTGAAGCCGCCGAACGCAGAGCTAAGGGGCCGGCCGCTTGCGGACGGTCCCGCTTGAGCGCCGGGTTATACGGCTGGCGACAATACGGAGTGACTATGCTGGAACTGGATAAGATTCACTGTGGCGACAACTGCGACTTGCTCGGGCAACTGCCGCGAGAGTGCATTGACTTGGTGGTGACAAGCCCGCCATACGATGACCTGCGCACCTACGGCGGGCACTATTGGGACTTCTTCGGCGTGGCTTGGCAATTGAAGCGCGTGCTGAAGCCGGGCGGCGTGATTGTGTGGGTCGTGGCCGACGCGACGAAGGACGGCAGCGAAACCGGCACCAGCATGGAACAGGCGCTGCACTTCAAACGCTTGGGGCTGAACCTGCACGACACGATGATTTACATGAAGGACGCGCCGCAATTTCCAGACTCCAACAGATACGGGCAGGTTTGGGAATTCGCTTTTGTTCTGAGCGCAGGAATGCCAAAAACAAAGAACCTGATTTGTGACCGCAAGAATGTGAGCTTTGGTAGGACTGTTACCGGGACAAACCGACAGGCAGACGGAACGACGAAAAAGGCCAGTTGTTTTGGGCAAGACATCAAAGAGTTTGGACAAAGGTTCAACGTGTGGCAGTACGCAAGCACTAAGGGGAACGCAGAAACCGAACACCCTGCGCCGTTCCCACAAAAACTAGCAGGCGACCACATAGTCACATGGAGCAACCCAGGCGACTTGGTGCTTGATCCATTCAGCGGAAGCGGCACCACGGCGAAGGCAGCAAAGGAATTGGGGCGCAGGTTCTTGGGCTTGGAGATCAACCCGGAATACTGCGCGATTGCGGAACGGCGGATAGCCCAGCAGGTGCTGGAACTTGAAGCCGTATAACCCAAACATAACCGGCAGTGAAACTGTACGGTTTATGGATTAGTTGTACTGACAAGAAAGGATGGAAAATGAATGATCCGATTCAAGTTGCAATAGGCGTGGCTGATGAAACTCACTCAGAGCCGATTATGTTCGCTATGTATGACGACGGCGCGAACTTTGACCAATCATACACGCGCAACGATTTAATCAAGAGCGTGGCTATTCTTCGTGACCTTGCTGACATGCTTGAACACAAACTGGCATTGATGACGAACTGACGCCCAATATTGTACTGACAAGAAAGGACATGAAACGATGTTTCTACGTGACGAAATGGTACGAACGCAAATGGATTTGGGCTACTTCCTGATCGGCTGGGATGCGTCTTGTTATGCAGACGGTGTTGATCTGTGGTTGTTTTGGGCGTGACCAAAAAAACAAAGGGAAACGAAATGGACATAGTTGAACTACTGCGCGAGAGCGCGGACCTTGATGCGGCAGAACATGTGCCTGATGAAGTTGTGCAGATGCAGATTGATGCCGCAAACGAGATTGAGAGACTGCGGGGATGCTTGAAACAGACGAAGGCTTCACTTTTGAGCCTACTCGCAGTAATCCACGGCGACGGCGGGCACTACACAGACGCAGTTGGACTAAAACAATCATTGGCTGATGCTGAGATGATAGTTGTTTGGGGAAAGATAGAACAACATGACTAACCGGAAATATGCGGGATGCGTGAGCGTAATGACTGCTTCGGTAGGAATCCTAATAACATGGCTCGGGATTACATGCAATTTCAAACAAAGACGTTCTGCCATTCGGCAACTTAGCAGGATTTCGACATGGCTAACAGAGAGCGAATAAGATGACAAGTAAATTACATAAAGCAGCTAAATCCGCAGTGATTGCGTGGTGCGAGAAAAACGGGCGGAAAGTTAAAGAGGTGCGACACATCCACCCGCGAACGTATGTTATTGGTCGATCCAGAGCATCGTGTTTAGTGATATCGCGACCATGGCAGGATTCAGAACCGCAACTTAAATATCATGACCGCACATATCCGCTGGAGATTGTTTTTAGATTCGATCAGTCGTTAGAGGCGGGGATGTGGTGCGCTTCGGCATACGTTATTACTGATGGTTGCTGTGAAACGGTTGCGGTTCCTTTTGACATTTAATGTTTGTGTGAGCAGTGGATAAGCGGACATTCAAGCTAGCGCATGAAACAGCGCGAACCTTGGCGCTTGAGTGCGTCAGAAACGCGCCAGATGGCTATGTTGTTGTTGTGTCTGAGCCTACTCGCAGTCTTAATCAAAATGCAGCGCAATGGCCTATTCTTGATTCGTTCTCCAAACAATTGGATTGGCCGGTAAATGGAGAGTCGAAAAAGATCAGCGCTGAATCGTGGAAAGATATTTTGACGGCGGCCTATAGAAACGAACACCCACAAATAGCGGCAGGATTGAATGGCGGGATGGTGTTGCTCGGACAGCGAACCAGCAAATTCAGTAAACGGGAATTTTCGGACTGGATAGAGTTTCTGTATTCAGTGGCAGTGGATCGTGGAGTGATTTTGAATGATGTACCGATCTAACAAACTCTTGGCCGCTGCAAAAGAAGCGCCTGTTTGTTTTGGCTGCCAGGCAACAAATGTTGGTCAGGTAGTTGCTGCGCATTCGAACCAGTTGCGGGACGGGAAGGGCAGGGGGTTAAAAGCGGATGATTTCCGTATCGCGTTTTTATGCAATGCGTGCCATTCGGAGTTGGATCAGGGGGTAAAGATGAGCCGGGCGGAACGTGTTGAGTTTTGGGAGCAGGCGCATCGTCATACTATTGGCTGGTTATTCAAATCGGGAAGGGTGGTAGTCAAATGATTAGGAAGGCAAAAATATCGAAAGTGCTTCATAACGGGCTGACGGATAGCGATTTGACAGCCTACACACGCCGAAAAATACAATGGTTTTGTCAGATGGATTTGCACCTGCTGGGAGAGAAAGCCGAAACATGGCTGGCTGAAATAGAGTGGCCTCTATGCAGCGGTAACATGCATTACGTGTGCGTATCAACCGGGCTGATATTCAATATGCAAACAGGGAGAGAAGTTCGCTATAGCACTGTGTCGCTTGATTTGAGCACGCTTGAGCAAAAATCCTGTTCGGAAGCGGCTTTCAGAAAATGGCTTAAAAAGTCGCAAGACGCATCCGAAAATTGGCATAATTTCCGCCTGAAACCTGGCCCGAAGAAATGGGAAGCAGAACAGGACGAAGAGTATATGGAAGAAGCGGCCTGATCCCCGGTGACTAATACTCTGCTTATCCGTCGTGAGGTAACAGCAGACCGTGGCCCGCTATTTGTCACGACAGACGAGGTATTGGATGCGATAAAAGATATAGACGCTGAGGAATGGACGACGCGTGACGTAACGGATTTGTTGATGTTAAAACGACGAGTGGAGTATAAGCGGCTGGAGCGGGCTGTCAGGGCAGCGGTAAATTATTTGATCGCGCGCGGGCAGGTGGAGAAGTCGAACAAAACAATTCGTCTGACAGCCAAGAACCAAGATCAGTATCTGGTGACGTGCTACGCACTGATTAAAACCTATGAATCAGCAGATGTTGCGCTGCTGAACAAAATATTTTTTGGATTTGCAAATGCTGAAGTATGAAATTCGGTTTATGGTTTGTGCAGATGGAGTGATGATCTATGGACAGTAACGACGAAAATGAAGGGCTAGGCCGGTGCAAAACTTGCTTGAGATGAACGAAAAATTAGACTCCTTGTATGATCGGCTCGAATCGCTGTCTAAAGCGCTGGAGTCGTCCGGGCGCATTGACGAGCACGAATCGCCTGACGCTTACGCGACGGTGCTGGATGCCATGAACTTCGTGCTGCAAGCTCCGATCTCTGGCTACCAGCGGCAGAACGATACTTGGCATATAAACGGAGTTATCTACTCCGGCGATGCGCTTCGCTGGTTGTCGAAAGCGCAAGGCGAGGTGTATCGCGTGACGAGGGCGGGCGAAATAGTCACTATGGAGCGAGTGCATAACCATACAAGTGAACATGCATAAAGGATTGGAATGACCCCGGAAGAAAGAATTGACGCTGCGCTTGATAGTGTGCTGAGAGAAGCAGGATCTGCGCTAAAGAATTACACGACGAAAATTACGCTGAATCGGCTTCGGATGCGCGAGGCAATGCGCAAGGTGATGGCTGACTCGTACATCGCGGGATCGAATGCCCACTTCGAGGCGACGAAGAAGGCGCGGACAGCGACAAAAGGAAGTGGCCGGGATAAATGAACAAGAAACGCAGAACGAAGAACCGCGAGACAGCGCGGAAACTGTCGAGAGACATCGCCCCACTGTGCCCGGAGTGCGGGCAGAAGGGGCCTCATTGGGTTGGAGTTCCTCTAAGACTAGCAGGCCTACTGAGCGGAACTGAGACGGAAGGGTTTTGATCGGCTGAAATGCAAGCCAAATAATAAACAATGGCTCATCAAATAATGGTGAGCGCAACTGTGACGGCCTGGGAGTATTTAAAACACCTGTCTGGAATCTATTGGCTGACTTCGAAAGAGGGCAGAAATACTGGCCGCGCATCAAATAGCGAACTCAAGCGCTGGATACAAAACAAAGCTCTGTTAATAAACACAGAGCATGTCACTTGGGATGAGCCGATAGATTTTCCGGTTTTCTCAGTCATCCTATTCCCAAAGAGTGAAGCGCACAGAATAACGCTGGTGTGACTGATGGCTGACGAGAAAAAGACGCGCCCACCCGTAGATTGGGAGAAGATGGAGCCGGAGTGGGTTGCCGGGATAAAAACCAAACTCCAATTGTCGCAAGAATACAAAGTCTCGCGCGCTGCAATCGATAATCATTTCAAAGCCCTTGGCATTGTCAGGGACGAAACTGCGAAGATTCGAGCGAAGGCCGAGGCGCTAGTTACACAGGACGCAGTTACACAAAAAGTTACATGTGTAACTTCCGACGAGAAGAAAGCATCAAAAGAGCGGCTAGAGCTGAATGCTGAAATGCTGGCGGGTGTTATGCGTGGACACCGGAAGGACGCTGGCAGGCTGCGCGCAGTGGTTACAGCGCTGCTGGAGAAGGTCGAATGTATCGTTAAAGAGACGGAGTTATTCAAACAAGTCGGCGAAATGTGCGTGTCGACTGATAGCTCAAGCATTGACCGGATAAATGAGTTGTACAACAAAGTAATTTCACTGCCCGCTCAGACTGACACAACAAAGAAGCTGGCAGAGACAATGAAAATACTGATTGATCTTGAGCGCAGGATATTCAAGATCGAGGATGGAAGTGAAGACCCTGCAGAAGCAGCAGCCAGGGGCGCGGCAGAGGGGGCTACGAAGGCGATGCTTAATTTTAGTGACGTGTTATCCAGCGCGGGAATCAAATGAAATTGTGCAAAGGGTGTGAAATAGAGAAACCTCTAGATCAATTCCCGAACAATAAAAAAGGCAAGGGAGGAAAGCACTCAAGATGCCGTGCATGTCGCGCTATAACATCAAAGGTCAGGCGAAATCGTCCCGAAGTTAAGGAAGTAGAAGCGAAGCGGTTGAGAGAGCAGTATCAAAGAAACCGTGAAGAGCTGCTAGCTAAGCGAAAAGTTCGCTATGCCACCACAACAAAAGAAACTGAGCTGCGACGTAATAAAGCGTGGTCAGACGCTAACCGAGATAGGCACCGAGAGCTAAACCGCCAGTGGTCAAAGACCAACCCGGAAGCGGCAAGGGCGCTTGTTGCAAGACGCAGAGCAAGAATCGCTGGGGCGTCTGGTTCATACAACAAATTGGACATTGCAGGGTTGATGTTGGAGCAGAATGGGTTATGTGTGTCATGCAAGACACCATTTGTCGAGTCTGGGTATCACGTAGATCACATAATGCCTATTTCAAAAGGCGGGGCGAACAGCAGGGAAAATTTGCAGCTACTTTGCCCTACATGCAACCGCAGCAAAGGCGCGAAGCATCCAGATGTATGGAAACATGAAGTTTATCTATGACGCTTTGGCGTGGCTGCACGATCCAAGCACGACGATGGAACAAGCGGTGGCGATGCACGCTGAGATATATAAGCGGCACCTATGCGGCGAAGTGTCTCTTCTTGAGATGGCAGAACTTGGGAAGGGAGACCGATTTTTCCTTTTGACACGAATTCTGAACAGAATTGACTTAAAGCACCCGTGGATTTATGACCGTATCCGGGAGGTAGAGGCTGAACCTGATGATTGCCTTGATCTATGGGCTAGAGAACACGGTAAAAGTTCGGTGATTACGTTTGGCGGGATAACGCAAGAGATAATAAAAAACCCTGAGATAACGATAGGAATTTTTTCACACACAAAGCCTATCGCCAGGAAGTTTTTGATTCAGCTTAAAACAGAGTTTGAGACTAATGAAAAGCTAAAACTTTTATATCCGCACATCTTCTACGAATTTCCCAAAAAAGAATCGCCACGCTGGAGCGAGGAAAAAGGAATAGTCGTCAAACGCACCACAAACCCCAAGGAAGGCACAGTAGAAGCATGGGGATTAGTTGATGGTCAGCCTACAGGCGCACACTTCGCGCTTCGCGTCTATGATGACGTAGTGACTAAAGAGTCAGTATCGACTCCTGACCAGGTATCCAAGACGACTGAGGCGTGGTCGCTATCAGATAACCTTGGTGCGCGCGGCGCAGACGACAAGAGCCGTAGTTGGCACATTGGAACGAGATATAGCTACGCTGACACATACCAGCACATTCTCGATAAAAAAGCGCTGAAACCACGCATTTACCCAGCTACAGATGACGGGACGATAGACGGCAATCCAGTTTTTCTATCGGACGCGGCATGGGCAGAGAAAAAACTAAAACAAACTCTCTCAACGTTAGCTGCGCAAATGCTTCAAAACCCGGCGGCTGGCGCTCAGTCATTATTCAATAAAGATTGGCTGCGCTTCATCGACATCAGACCGGCTACGCTCAACGTCTATATTTTGTGCGATCCCGCGTCAAGCCGAAAAGTTGGCAGCGACCGCACGGCGATGGCTGTCATTGGGATAGATTCCGCAGGCAATAAGTATCTGCTGGATGGATATCATCATCGCATGAGCCTATCCGAGCGATGGACGGCGCTGTCAGGGCTGCGCAAGGTATGGATCAATATGCCAGGTGTGCAGCTCGTTAAAGTCGGCTACGAGCGATATGGGAGCACATCTGACCTCGAATATTTCGAGGAGAAGATGCTAAAAGCCAAAGATCAGTGGGACATTCACGAGCTGGCATGGCCTCGTGATGGCACTGCAAGCAAATACGACCGTATTCAACGTCTTGAGCCTGATTTCAGGGCTGGCACGTTTTATCTCGCGGCAGTCTCAGCCGGACCAGACGGTAAGCCAGCAATTACAACAAATCAACAAAAGGTCATCGACGCGGGGCAGAAGTACAGAGTTTTCACGCCTGTTAAGCGCGCGGATGAAAACAAGCAGGTCTATTCACTAAACAAGACGTTACTGGATGAATATCTAGTCTATCCATTTGCTGTTCACGATGATTTTCTGGATGCAAGCAGTCGAATCTACGATATAGAGGCCGTTCCGCCGATCATCATCGACGAGCGGCACTTGGAGCCGGAATCATTTATTGATGGGGCATGACATGAGCCGACAAAGTGATAGCTACGCGGATATTCATCATGGAAAGATTGAGCGTGAAAACAAGCGAGCCGGCGAAGAGTGGGCTGCGCTTAATTTACCTGCATGGGATGACATGACGAAAGAGCAGCAGGGAATTGCTGTACAACTTGCCGAAAGGCAGGGGATAAGAAGCAAGAAGATTGATGAATGGTGTCAGTCAATCGTTTCACAAGGGGATTAAATCATGGCTAATCCAAACGAGCAAGTAACAACAACTGATCGTCTTTGGAGCGAGGAAGTCGGCATTGCTTCGGCATGCGACGACAAAGCAGGTATCGATCCGACAAAAGAACCTGGATATGAATTTGGCAACGGTCGCAAGTTCGACACTGGCCAAGGGATATATGCACCCATTTGACGCAAGCCAAGACGACTACGATAGGTTGCCCGATCCGATCAAACTCAGTTATACGCGGGCTGAATATCTGTGGCTATCGGATGATGAAAAGGCCGTTTTAGAGCAAAAAGAATGCGAACCGGAATGGTAGGGGGGAATGATGGGGATGATTGATCTGTCCGGGGGGATCCCTGGCGTGGCTGCTCTTGATTACAACATGGCAAAAGAAATGTCGGACATCTTGCACGAAGCATATCCAAGGCATTTGTGGGCCGTCACGTGTGAAGGCGATAAAGGGATTGCTACCGTCAGGAACATGGCGTTGTCAGGAGAATGGGGATTTGTGCTCAAACTCAACGAGATTTATACGGCATCAGACTGGAAAAAGAAGATTGTCAGGGCGGGTGGCGAGTTGTTAGAGCGGTTTTGTTTAGCTCGATGCGAAGGCAACCAGGACGCCATTGCAGGGCTGAAAAACGACTTCTCAGGTCGGACTATTGGGGATTACTCTAAATGATTGACAATGACAAAGCCTTGAGCCTTGCGCGCGATGCTTATACAGGATCGACAACTTACTTTGACAGTAATATCAGGCAACGGGTTGAGCAGGATATTCGCCGCTTTCAGTCACGATTCCCGTCAGGATCAAAGTATCTAAGTGACGGCTATAAAACCAGATCAAGGATTTTTCGCCCAAAGACAAGGGCAACTATCCGCAAAAACGAAGCAATTGCTGCTGAGGCGTTTTTCTCGACGCTGGACATGGTTAGCATCACGCCTAACGACGAGACAAATCAAATACAAGTAGCATCAGCCGATGTTATGTCAGAGCTGATGCAGTATCGACTTACAAAAACGCTCCCTTGGTTCCAGATATGCCTTGGCGGATACCAAGACGCGCAAGTGACGGGCCTGGTAGTGTCGCACCAGTCATGGGAGTACAACGTAAAAAAAGGAAAAGATCAGCCGAAGATTGAGATTATCCCGCTTGAAAATTTCCGTTTTGACCCTGCTGCTCATTGGTTTGACCCGGTAGGCACAAGCCCGTATCTGATTAACCTGATTCCCATGTATGTCAAAGATGTTCAGTCTAGGATGCGATCAGGAAGGTGGAATGAGTATTCGCAAGAGCAAATCACTACGGCTGTAAAGAGTTTCGATACAACCCGCATGGCGAGAGAAGAAAACAGACAAGACTCAACCCAAAACACAACAACGATTACGCCGTACAGCATCGTTTGGGTGCATCAAAACATCATCGAATGGGACGACGAGGATTTAATCTACTACACGCTAGGGACTGAGCTTTTGTTATCTGAGCCAGCGCCATTGAAATCTGAATATGCGCACGGCAAACGGCCTTTTGTAATCGGCAATTGTGTAATTGAAACGCACAAGAGTTACCCAACAGGGCCGTCAAATCTCGGTTCTTCAATTCAGGACGAAATAAACGAGGTTACGAATCAGCGACTTGATAATGTCAAATTCGTCCTGAACAAGCGGTATTTCGTCAAACGAAACAAGCAAGTCGATTTGCGCAGCTTGACGCGGAATACACCAAGCTCTGTCACGCTGATGACCGATCCTACGGAAGATGTAAAGGTCGTTGAGACTAACGACGTGACAGGATCAAGCTATCAAGAGCAGGATAGGCTCAATCTCGACTATGACGACGTGGCGGGGGTATTCTCCGGCGCTTCGGTTCAATCAAACCGCAAGCTGAACGAGACGGTTGGCGGCATGAATATCCTCACCAGTAATGCCAATCAAGTATCTTCGTATCAGCTAAAAACGTTTGTCGAAACGTGGGTAGAGCCGGTGTTACGGCAAGTCATGCTTCTCGAACAGCATTATGAGACAGACGATATTGTCCTTGGGTTATGCGGTAAGAAGGCGGGATTGTTTCAGAAGTTCGGCGTGGATACCGTCACCGACGAGATGCTTTCCGAGGAATTGACGCTGAATTGCAATGTCGGCATGGGCGCAACGAATCCGACCGAGAAGGTCAACACCCTGTCGCTGGGTATGGGAACGCTCAGAACGATCCTGTCTGATGGATTGTTAGAAAAGTATGGACTTGACCCCCAGGCACTCATCAAAGAAGTGCTTGGAGCCTTGGGCCATAAAGACGGCGGCAGGTTCTTCGATTTCAACCAGCAGGAAGACCCGCGTATGCAGTCTCTCATGCAGCAGATTGATCAACTGCAAAAGGCGCTTGATGCGAAACATCCGCCTGAAGTCATCGCGGCGCAGGTTGAGAAGATGAGGGAAGAGACAAAACAGATAGCAGCGAATCGCGTCAAACAGGGCGTGGAAGGTGAATATTCAGCAATTCAGACGGCGCAAGTCATCGCGGCGATGCCGCAGGTAGCTCCGATTGCCGATTCAATTTTGCAGACAGCAGGCTATACGCCGCCTAACCCGGTTGGCGTTGATCCGAATATCGCGTATCCAGAACAAGCGATTCCTCCGAAGGTAGATTTCCCTTCGAACGCTGACCCGCTCTCGCCGACCAGTCCATTTGAAGGGCAGGAGCAAGGAATAGAAACGCCAGAGCCAGACGGTGTGTTGCAATGAATAGTCCAATTATCGACCCAATTATTAAGGATTTGATGGAATCCGCCTCAACAGGCGAGGCCGTCAAAATGTTTCTTCAGTCTGAATTAGGCAGGAGTATTACTAATCGCGCCGTTCAGGAAATTGACGAGGCTATGGCGGAACTGGTTGATGCCAGTCCATTCAATACCGAATTGATAGATCGGATACAAAACAGGATAAAAATTCCGTCACGCGCTATATCTTGGCTGACAGACGCAATAGCCGAAGGCGATAACGCCATGACGCGCCTCAACGAAGAATCATAATCAACAGGTTTCCTGTTGTGACTTTTTTGCCGCGCAGGTGGCATTTTTAGGGAGATGTGCAAATGAAATTATCTGACGACAAAGCCACCCACCAGGGCGCTGAGGAACAGTTGGAAAATGACGAGAATAAACAAGAAGCAGTTTCGCAAGAAGAAGTCGAACAAACCACTGAAGAACCTATCAAGTCTGCCAGGGAAATAGCGATGGAAGCGATAGCTGCCCAACGAAGCATATCTCTTGCTAATGATGGAGTTGATATCTCAGACAAGAACGAGGTCAAAACTGACGAAAAAGACCTCCAGCTCGCTAATCAATTGGAGCAAGATGAGAAGCCAGTTTCAGCGCCAGAATCAATGCTCGTCAAGGTTAAGGTCGATGGCAATGAAGTAGAAATTCCATTGTCTGAAGTAGTTAAAAGTTATCAGAAGGACTCTGCTGCATCGAAACGACTTCAAGAAGCGACCCGGCTATTGCAGTATGCAGAACAACAAGCAGAACAGATTGCAAAAAATGCAAGCCTGCCGGATAACAATGCAGTTAATCAGCCGGATAACGAGCAAGACAAAGAGACTCGGAGAGGGAAGATTAAAGATGCGTTCTCAAAACTTTATGAGGGGGATGAGGACGGAGCAGTAGAGGCCATGTTGCAGATTGTTGGTGATCAGGGCGTTAAACAAACTACCCAAATCCAACAACCAATTGACACGGCAGCAATAGCAGCACAAGTAAGGCAGCAACTCGATGTTGAGAGCGCATACAAAGAGACTCGTCTGGACTATCCAGAACTTTTCTCCGATACAGAGCGTGGAATTATTTTAGGCAGAGAGACTGTGGAACGCATGGCGGCGAAAGAATCCGAAGGGATGACAAAAGCCGAAGCGTTACAGAAGTCAGCCGAAGAAGTCGCCGCGTTGTTTGGGGTTAAAAAGTCAGGCCGTCAAACGGAAGAGAAACAGAGTACCGCACGAGATACGAAGTTGGAGCGAAAAGCCAACCTGGATATTCCAAGGTCGGTAAACGTGGTGGCAGGAAATAAACAGTCTCCGGCAGAAGCCCCAAATGTCTCAAGCATTATCGCCGAAATGGCAAAGAGTCGATTGGGCCAAAGTCTGAGCGTGAATTGAATGCCGACAACTTTTGAGAAGTAACCATTGACAATATAGGAGGCCTATCATGGCTGGTCAATTATGGGTTACGAACTCTCTTGGCGGTTATATGTACTCCGATAACTTGTCCAAGGTGCTTCGTATGGCAGTACAACCCCTGGTCAAGTTCCGTCAGTTCGCTGACGTGAAAGATGCAGCGATTCAGGGAAAGAGCAAAGGGCAGGAATTCCATTGGAACGTCTACTCAGACGTTGCAGCTCAAGGCACGACCTTGGTGGAAACCAGCACCATGCCGGAAACAAATTTCACTATCACGCAAGGAACGATGACAGTTACTGAATACGGTAACTCGGTTCCGTACAACGAGAAGCTCGACGACCTTTCTGAGCAGCCCGTTAAGGAAGTCATCAGCAAAGTTCTGAAGAACGATGCGAAGAGGGCTTTTGATATCGGAGCGCATGCGCAGTTTAATGCAACTCCTTTGCGTGTTTATCCTACTGGCGGAACTAGCACCACCGGCGTGACTCTGACGACTAACGGAACTGCGGGCGGCACTAACGCGGGCACGCAGATGACGAAAGAGCACGTCAAGGCGATTGTCGACATCATGAAGGAACGTAACATTCCTCCATACGAGGCCGACGATTACTTTTCAGTCGCTCACCCGACAACCTTCAGAAAAGTGAAGAATGATCTTGAAACCGTACATCAGTACGTCGACAAGGGATTCCAAATGATCATCAACGGCGAAATTGGCCGTTATGAAGGGGTGCGATTCGTTGAACAAACGAACATCGCAAAAGCGGCATGGGGAGGCTCGGTTACAAATTGGGCATTCTTCTTTGGTGCGGATACGGTGGCTGAGGGCGTGGTTGTTCCTGAAGAAATGCGGGGGAAAATTCCAACTGACTATGGCCGTAGCCGTGGTGTAGCTTGGTACTACCTTGGCGGTTTCGGACTGGTGCAAACGCAAGCTGCGCAAGCTCGAATCGTCAAATGGGATTCAACCTAATCAGTAGTGTGTGAAATTGACTAGGGGGCTTCGGCCTCCTAGTTTTTATGGGGATTCATAATGGATAGCATCAACTACAAAGCTGGGGTGACTGGCCTTAACGGATCGCTAGGCGCTTCGTCAGACGATTCAATATCAACTGGATTCGATGATGTAACACCAAAAAGACTTGACCCATGGGCAATTGATTACGAACGCGAAGACGATAGCGGAGAGAACTACGTAGGCAGCAGATACGAATTCCGAAAGACTGGCGCTTGTGGACGGCCAAATGGAAACGAAAGATAAAAGGAGAAACGACATGGGTATGAATTTTCCTCGTCCTGATGGTAAGGGCATGGTGCAAGGCGATTCTGGCGCGATGCCTAATCGCGGAACCGGAACCGGATTCAATGGCGACACTTACGGCGCTGACACGTCTCAGGGCGCAATTAACAGTATGGGAAGCATCAAGTCGTCTACCAAATCTGATATGGCAGATGAAAAGCCGGGGTGCAACAATAAAGGAAACTGCTAATTATGCCACTAGACAGAAAGCGCGAATTTGGGCAGGTGTTTGACGAAACAAACGGGGCGGCATTTGAGCAGGACAATGTGCTTTTTGATTCATTAGGAAATGAAATTGCTCTGTTACAAACCCCGTCGCGAGGCCGCCCAAAAAAGTCAGTGGATCATTCTGCTGTAGATAATCAGTTGTCCGCTCAAGTATGACGTGGAACATTGACGATTCACAAGGCAATGAGGCAAGCAAAGTTCGGTGGGATATTGTCGAATATACACGCGGGCAAGGGCTTGATCTAGGATGCGGCCCTGATAAATGTTTCCCGCATTTCGTTGGCGTCGATAATCTAAAAGACACATCTCTGTTCGGTATCAAAATGAAGCCGGACAAAGTTGTTGAGACATGCGAGTTGCTTCCTGATTTTGATGATTCTAGTCAGGATTTTGTCTTCTCGTCTCATCTTTTAGAGCACATCGAAGATTACGCTAGCGCATTAAAAGAATGGTGGCGCGTAATAAAGCCCGGCGGCCATCTTGTGCTTTATCTTCCTCATAAGGACTTATATCCAAGATGCGGAACGCATGGAGCAAATCCAGACCACAAACACGATTTTGATCCAAGCGATATCAAAGAAGTAATGCGCGGGCTTGGTGGATGGGCTTTGCTGGTTAATGAGGTCCGTAGCGCTGGGAACGAATATTCATTTCTGCAAGTGTGGAAAAAACGGGCAGATCATATTCAATCAAACGATTGGATTAAAACTCCAGGAAAGAAACAAAAACGAGCTTGCGTGTGTCGGTTCGGTGGATTTGGCGACATGATTCAAGCATCAGGGGTCTTCCCGGCGCTCAAAGCAGATGGCTTTCATGTGACAGTGATGACAACGCCGCGCGGCATGTCAGTAATTGAGCACGACCCGCATATAGACGCATTCTTCATCCAGGATGAAAACCAAGTTCCTAATCATTTGCTGACAGAATTTTGGGATTATCAGGCGACAAAGTTTGACCGATTCATCAATCTTTCAGAATCGATCGAAGGAACTCTTCTGTCAATTCCTGGCCGAGCTAATCACGTATGGCCCGATTCAATGCGCCACCGGATCATGAATCAGAATTACCACGAATTTACTGCGGAAATTGCTGAGGTCAAATTCTCGCCAGATGGTCGGTTCTATCCAACACAAGAAGAGATTGACAAAGCAGAATCGCTTGTCGATTCGTCAAAATACAGTGTGATGTATGCGTTATCAGGGTCAAGTCAACATAAGTTCTATGCAGGGCAAGATGCCGTAATAGCAAGACTGTTGCTTGATATTCCAGAGATAACGATCTTTCTCGCCGGTGATGAAGCTTGCAAAATACTTGAAGTAGGATGGGAAAAAGAATCAAGAGTCATTTGTCTGTCTGGTGAGCAAACAATAAGGGAAACGCTCGCGCTAGCACAAAAGGTTAATTGTGTCGTCGGGCCTGAAACCGGGATTCTCAATGCCGTTGGGTTCGATCCAGATATAGCGAAAGTATGCCTTTTGTCTCACTCATCTATTGAGAATCTTACAAAACACTGGATTAATTCTTATCCAATTGAGCCGGTAGGAATGTCTTGTTATCCATGTCATCGAATGCATTATGGAATGAAATATTGCCGCGAAGACAAGGAAACAGGAACGGCAATGTGCCAAGTAAGCATCAAGCCCAGTCGGGTAACTGATGCAGTCATGTGTTCATACGAACGCTGGAAGGAGTCTGTCAATGAACAACTTGGGTGAAATTATCGACGAGTATCGCAGACAGACAAGAGACGCCACCGCGCCATATTTGATAAGCAATGATGAAGCAATATCAAATTTTAATGAGGCTCAAAGAGAAGCGTTTAGGCGAGCCAGATTATGTGTTGATTCAACGACGCCAAGCATTACAAAGGTCAGCGTTAATGCTGGGGATTCAATAGTCAGTATCGATCCAAGAATTCTTTCTATCCGCAGAGCGAGGCTCGAATCACGGTCGTGTCCGCTTAAAAAACGAATCGTGCGGGAGATGGATGAGTTATCGCCTGGCTGGGACTCTCAAACAAGTATGTCGATACCGAATTCTATCGTTGTTGATTACAAAACAGACGCGCTTTTTTTGTATCCAACGCCAATCAATGATGATGTGTTGTTGTTGACAGTAACAAGAGAACCATTATGTGACGTTGAGGAAGATGGTGATATCCCGGAGATTAACGCCAGATATCATAAATCATGTATCGAGTGGATGAAATATAGAGCTTATTCAGATGAAGACACTGATTTGTTCGACGAGAAAAAAGCAGCGATTGCTTTGTCAAGATTTGAAAACGAATTTGGTCCTTCAATTAGTGCTGTGAATGAGCGTTTCGAATTTGAACATTACGACGATATAGGCGAGCGTTAAATGCAAGCCTAGCATTACACAATATCTCATCTCGCCGTGATGGCGACATGATCCCCTAGCTGGAGTTATTCGTGTCTGCTGATAACAAAATCCCGATTAATAATTTCCAACTCGTTGAAGGGCATAGTTATTCAACAACGATTCGTTGCGGCACCGATCCGATCATTCGCAAAGCAATTCAAAGCATTACATTTCCGGATGGCACGCCAATCATCGAATGCACTGGTCATGGCTTGTTGGATGGCTGGACTATCTCAGTAACGGCGGCAAAAGGATTTACCGACCTGAACGCAGAATATAAGAACAAGGTCAAACCATCAGAGCAATACCCGGCAACTGTTCTTGATGCCAATACCATTGAGCTGAATACGTACAATGCCGCTGGCGGCAAGGCGCACACGCCAAATACCGGCGTCATCCAATACAACACCCCGCTTGACCTGACTGGCCGCACTCATCGGATGCGCGTTCGAGACAGGGAAGGAGGGAAGTTGCTTGTCTGTACCTCCCCTGGAACGACGGGCAGCACCAAGCCAACAGGCGCAGGGCAGGATGGCTCTGTGGTATGGGTCGCAGGCGTCCCGGCTGTTGACGAGAAGGTTTGGGTCGCCGGAATGACAGTCAGCCAAGGCGACACGATTGATTTGTCTGTGTTGGCGTCTAGCGATTCGGCTGATGCGCCTTATGACGTGCTGACGATTGTGGAAGACACGGCGCTGCAAACACTGACCGTTACGTTCCCTGTTGCTGCAACAGTGTTGCTTGCTGGAAAGACCGGCTATCACGACATCGAATCGACATTGATCGCTACGGGCGAAGTGAGAGGACTAGTCAAAGGAACGGTTCGGGTGGAAAAAGAATGATTGAACAGACCGTTATAAACGCTGGTATTGCGGGCTTATTGGCTGCGCTGTCTTTTATCTTAAAGGTGATTTGGGACGGACTGCGAGAGTTACAAAAGGCCGATATTGAGCAGTTGGCACAAATATCTAATCTCCGTATTTTGATGGCGGATTCATACATCAGGAAGGAAGATTTTGAGCGGATGACAAATGCGCTTTTCAATAAATTAGACAAGATTGAAGGCAAGCTGGACGGCAAGGTCGACAGGGAAAAATAGTGAAACTATTGCCAGAGTGGAAGTTGATCCTAAAGAAAGCGTGGTCGATACGGCTGCTGGTTGTTGCTGGCCTGTTATCCGGGGTCGAAGTCGCCTTGCCGTTTCTGGTTGATAGCTTCCCGCGCGGGTTGTTTGCTGTTCTTTCGCTGGCATTCACGGCGTCGGCATTTGTCGCTCGCCTGGTTGCGCAGCAGAGTATTCAGCATGAGTGACGTTCGCGCCTTCAACTTTCTGAGCTGGCTGACTGCGCTTGTCGTCTTGCTGTATATAGGCACGGCGATTGTGGCTTTCTCGAAGGACGGCTCAACGATGACTTGGCAGGACTTCTCCGGGGCGGTCGGGCCAATGGCTGGGCTGCTGCTGGGGTATTGGGTCAGGGGTGAGCAATGACGCCTAAACAGCGCTTGTCGGCAGCAGTGGCGATTGCTACCGCGATTGCTATCCCGGCCGAAGGCTTGCGCCAGTACGCCTATTACGATCCTCCTGGGATTTTGACCGTGTGCTACGGACATACCGGAGACGTTGCAAAAGGCCGCAAGTATTCGATTGCTGAGTGCGAACAGTATTTGACCGATGACATGCACGAGGCTGTTGCCATGGTAGATCAGTGTGCGCCGGAACTGCCGACAGAAGTTCTTGCTGCATTCGCTGACGCGGTATTCAATCTTGGCCCGACGATTGCATGCAACACAGATAAATCAACGGCGGCAAGATTACTTTCTCGCGGCGATTTGGTGGGCGCATGTAATCAGTTGCCGCGCTGGAACAAGGCGCGAGTAATGGGGGCGATGGTTCCATTGCCGGGATTGACGAAACGCCGCGCGGCAGAGCGCGATTTATGTTTGCAGGGGGCCGTATGACGATGTTTGCTCCGCCACCAATGGATGAGCTATCGCCGATAGAGTTTTACATCGTGCGTGAAGTGGATTACCCGGAGCGCAATGGACGCGCTGGCCGCACTCTCGGGCGGATGTACTTCGGCGCTAACACAGACGGCAAGATTTTTACCCGTGAGGACGAAGACATCAGGCTGGAAGAAGGGAATGTCAAACGCATGAGCGCAACGGCCATCCCGTTAGGCCGTTATGAATTGACGCTGTTCGACTCGCTCCTGTTCGGGGTTATTCCGGTTTTTAAGGATGTCCCCGGATTCGGCTACTGCGGAATCCACGCCAGAGGATGCAATGAGTCGCTGCTGGGCTGCATCGAAGTTGGCGATCATCGGACAATCGACGGGGTAACTGGAAGTGATGGTGTCATGTCGCTGATTCGCAGGACGATCAAACGCGCTCAGGCCGAGGGCCGCAAGGTGTATTGCACGATCACGCGGGAGCCGTACTGTGTCTGACGCAAATTTCTATTTCTGGCACGGAATTGAGTCGATTCTTGTGACGTACATGCAAACGTACTTTTTACTCATCGCGGCCCTGATTGTGACGGCGGTGATCCTCTATGAAAGTTCGAGGAAATAATCATGTTTTCATTGTTCATTGGCAGGTTTGGTAGCTACATCCTGATCGGAATCGTTGCACTGCTGGCGCTTGGCTTGGGCGTGCAGACACTTCGGCTCGGAAAGGCCAAGCTTGAGTTTTCAGAATATAAGGTTGCGCAGCAGGAGGAAATACAGCGCCAGATTGATCTCGCAAACAAGAAACGAAAGGAATCCGCAGATGAATATCGCAAAGTTAAAAAGCAACTCGAAGTATCTATCGCGTCTGGCGAAGTTCTCAAGCGCTGCATTGCTGCTGGCAAGTGCGGGGTGCAGCACTACGCCACCAGCAGTGACTCAAAGGGCATATCAGCCGCCACACGAGCTAATGCAGCCCGCGCCGTCGCAATATCTGCTGGAAGAGAGCCAGCAGAGGAAGTAGTTGCGCCGGAAGTTGTCATTGACTGCGCGCGAACGACATTGCAGTTGAACATGCTGCAAACGGACATAGAGCGACAAGAAGGGTATGCCAGTGACTGACGAGAAAATTCTCAAGCTATTTGGCAAGCATTACGGGGTGCCGTTCTATCACCACGAATCGGTGCTGCGATTTGCTCGCCAATTACTGAAGAAGGCGGACAAGCAGCGGGGCAAGAATTGTGCGGAGACTCTCTAATTGTTGGCTAGCTGCAATGTGGTTTTGGGGGGTGGGCCATTTCCGGCAATACGTATGGGTCAGGCGTTCGCATTCGTTCAATGGATGGATTCCTCATTTCGGATGGGCAGGCCCGGCAGGGCTGCGGTATCTGCGGGTGATCGAATACGTGCCGCCGAAACGGGACTTATGGACGCCGAAGAACTGGCTATTTATGTTCGAGGGGAGTTACCGGGTATGGCACATGGAAGTAAAAGCGGTGGGGCGGTGGGCAACAAAGGAACAGGCTATGAGCGATTTCCGCCGGGGTGATCGATGAGTTATTTGAAAAATATCGGGATCGCGCTGGATCAACTGGCCGGAGTGATGTTTCTCGGGAATGCGCCGGACGAGACGATAAGCGCATGGGCCTATCGCACAAATAGGATTCGGTTAATCGGAGTCATCGACTTCATTTTCAGAGACAAGCATCACTGTTTTGACAGCTATCTGTCGGAGATGGTCCGGGCGCAATTGCCGGAAGAGTATCGAAAGTAATCAAACAAAAGGAGGGGTGAATGAGCAATGCAGTTAGCGGTAAAGGCGGTGAGGTTTCATTTACGGTAACGATAAAACCGCCGGGCGAAGAGCCAATGGAGTATCAGATGACAGGATTTACCGACTTGTCGGAAGAAGAATTCAATAATGCACTAAAGGAGAATGACAATGGCAGCAACTCACTCAACAGCGGCGCGTGATGCAGCAACGAATGCCGTTACGGCGCTTATCGGAACGTCCGGGAAACTCAAGTTCAGGTTAAGCGGAACGGTTGGCGCCCCTGGAACAGCGGTATCCACACTGACGTTTTCGGCAACCGCCTTCGGGGCGTCTTCTAGCGGGACAGCAACGGCTAACGCGATTACGTCGGACTCTTCAGCAACGGGCAATGCGTCACCGGTAGCTAACGCCACATTTGAGACATCAGGCGGAACGGTGGTCGTGCATTGCGCCGTCGGAACGTCCGGATCGGACATCAATATGCCTGCTGGATTGACCATTCCTGCAAGCTCAATTGTTGGCTGTACGTCGCTAACCTACACCGCACTGTCTGCATAAGGAAAACAGTCATGCTTACATCTGCTCAAGTTACGATACTTAGAAACGCCGCACTGGCCGATCCGGTGGCCGTCAATTACATCAACAACGCACAGGACCAATTGCTTGCGGACTGGTTGAACACGCCGCAGCCTGCCTTTATGGCCTGGCGCTCGACACTGACCACTGACCAGGCGCGAGCGGCGATCATGATTGGTATCTCGCAGCTTGACAACCTCACGGTTGGCAAAAGGGATTCTCTGCTTTGGGTATTCAGCGTCACCACCTACCCGGTAGACATGACCGTGACGACCGCCATTGATGCGCTTTGCGGAACACAAAATACCCTAAAGGGCGCATTGCAGGATGCGCTTCGCCGTCCAACAACGCTGGCCGAGAAGTTGCTGTCAAGCGGCACCGGAACTTATGCAAGCCCCGCCGTAATGACCTACGAGGGGCTATTCAGCGCGGCATCAGCCTCAAGTTTGAGGTAATTGACATGACACCAAGAGAGTTGCAAGCCGAGATTATGAGCGGGCCGAAAGCAGCAGAGTGCGCGCCCTATGTCAATGATGGCAGCGACCCGTCACGCAAAGCGACGGCTTATGCCGATGACCAAGCGATAGCCGCAATTCTGAGCGAGGGTCGCGTCAAGATTGCGAGTAAGGAAATTGGTGATGGGGCCGTAGCAAATGCCCTTGGCTACCCGGACGGCCCCGTCTTTCTCTACTACCTCGCACAGGCGGCAAGCGCGCCGGCAGACCAGACACCCCAATCGATTGCTGCGTGTGCTATGGCAGCGCAGGCGTGGCGTTCGCTGCGCAAGGCATCGCTCGATGTGGGTAATTTATCGGTGCGTGCTGCGATTGACATGATGGTCGGAACGCTGCTGACCGCAGAGCAAGCCGTTGCTGTCAAAGCATTAGCGGAACAGCCCGACACGGTTTCAGCCGCAGATGTATCCCGTGCAATGCGCGGACCATGGGGAGATGAATAATGGCTGCGACAAATCCTGACGTACAAGTCACATGGTCTTCCGCGAGTTCAGTCACCCTATCATCTACGGCCAGAGTCGATTCCGATGCGCTTACGCTAAATGCAGCGGATGGCCCTGCATCGGTGCAAATCAGCGCCGATAATTCAGGGACACCATCTGCCGGTGACGTGTTGAACGTGTATGCGAAATACACGAACGGTGACATCCTTGGAGACTCAGGCGACGACTACGACACGAACAAAGGGGCTACATTTCTAGGCCAGCTCGACACGTACAGCACGAACGGTGAAGACCCTATCCGCAGGACGTATGACCTACGCTCGTTTGGCAAAAAGGGAGTCAAGATTAGCGTCGATGCCCCGCAAGGTGGAGTTGGGGGCCGTAATATCGTCGTGCGGGCAAGGATCGTCACGAACAGGCAGCAGTAATGCCGTACCTGATTCAGCGGAGAGTTCGGAACAGGCAGCCTCAACAGGCTGTCCGCGTAAAGAGTGAGTTTTATGGGACTAGGGCGTGGCTTCCGGGGCTTCTGGAAGCGTCAAGACAGTCAGATGGCATACTACCTAATAACGCAATATCGCAACTCGGAGTATCGGGAAAACTAACTCATGCTGTTGCAGAGAGGTTCCAACTAGATAGTTCTGCCGGATTTATACCAACTGCGGGCGGCTACACGCTGGCTTTGCATTTTGTTTATGGGGGCGCTTTAGGCTCCGGGCAGGGGGTTGGTCCGAGAGTAGTTGGAGGCTCTTTGAGTCTGCGAGCAACGCCTTATCTCGGCAGTAGCGGCATCGTGAGTTGGGATTACGGTGGAGCAACCGAAGGGGTATCAAGATGCTCGGCGGCCCTTCCAACATCTGATGGCACTATTGCTGCTTACGTATTCACCACCGGCCCTAGGGGGATGGAGATATGGAGTAATGGAAATAAAGCAGCCTCGAACGCTGCTAATCCTACAAGAAGCGATACATCAGCCTATATATATGCAGTTGGTGATATGTACGGGGGGGACTCTGGCTCGGAGTCGTTCGCCCTTGTTGCATCGATACCCTATCAAGTCAGCGAGGATGTAGCACAGGCGCTCTCTGCAAACCCCTGGCAAATCTTCGAGGACGAGGAAGATTACATTTGGGTGCCGGATGTTGGGGGTGGATACACAGCAACAGGCGCAGTTCCCGGTTCTGGCTCCATTGTTACAGGCGCGGCAACAAAAACACAAGTCTATTCAGGCTCAGGCGCAGTAGCAGGGACGGGGGCAACTGTCACCGGCGCG